TTAAGCTGCGTCTCAAGTGACGTTGCCCACAGCGAAGAAATATCGCTGGCGTTGATAGCACGAACGCGCACCAAATAGCGCCCCGCATAGATGTTAGGAACCTCAAAACCCAGCGCCGAGGTGCGAGGGACTGATACCCAGTTACCGTTATCTTTTCGCCACTCAGCCTCATAAGCGATCGCATTCTTCACCGCGTTCCACGTTGCGCGCAGCGTGGTAACGGCTATCCCCTGATTGATGCTCGAGTAGCTGGTAATAAGAACATTTTCTGGTGCCACCTGAACACCCGGAGGAATAACGGAAATGGGACGTTCGTCTATGCGTGCGCCGGTATCAATCCGCGCATATTTGTCCGGGTCATGGTAAGCCCCAACGATGGTGTATGTGTTGTCGTTGTTGTCTGCCACACTCACAACGCGGTAGAGCTGCACTGCGAGTTCATCAGCATCAACTGCCCATACTGATTCGGCCTGCGGAGTTTCACTATAGCTCGTTGTCACCGTAACAAGGCGACCATTTACCGACTGCACCGTTCTGGCCTGACTGATACCAGAAGGTAGATTAACGATCAGACGGTCACCGCTCTTAATGTCTGGCTCGCGGTCGAGGCGAACATTTCGCCCTTCAACGCTGCTAATGCGGCCTCCCATAACTCGCCCTGAGAGCATCTGATCGGCAACGCCAATAATATGCCCCGGAAACGGGATTAAACCATCGAGCCCCACGGAAAACTCAACCGTTCGGTCTTGGCTATTACTCAATAATGCCCAACGGCCACGGCGATTAGCCTCGCTTTGACGCGTACAACCAATGGCCGTGATCTCGGTCTGATTCACCCCATAGCGGCGTACTAATGCATTTTCGAACACCGACTCGACAGCATCGGCATAATGATTGGCTGGGTCTGACCATCCCACCATAGCTGTGGTGTACCGTGTGCGTTCGCTCGAGGCTGAGTATGCAAACTTCCCATTGATAACGTTGGCGCGCGTATATGTGTAATCCAAGTCTCGCGGCATATCTGCCAGTGTCACAATCTGATTTTGCCCGTAACAGGTCATACCGCGGAATATCGCGGCAAAGTCCGTTAGAACGGTCCACGCATCTTCACGCGATTGAATGTACACATCACACTTAAAGCGTGGCTCCATACCATCCGCGCCGCGTCCATCGGGTACCAGTTGATCACAATACTGCGCAATACGATAAAGCTCAGATTCATCCACCTGCGTGGAGTCAATGCGTTGGCCTAACCCGTAACGATCAGAGACCAAGATGTCATAGAACACCCATGCTGGGTTATCAGTCCATGCCCACTTGAACCCGCCCGTCCAGACACCAGAATATTGCCGCGTGACCGGTTCATAATTATCCGGCACTCTGACGATCATCATCTTTGGTCGGCATGTCACTTTAGGGATGTTTTGAAACTGCTTGGCGTTAAATTCCACGTAGAGCAGCGCTGTGTTGGGATACGCTAATTTTGCATCGATAACTTCAGTGTAAGCCTCAACGTTCATCGTATCAGCAATACGACCGCTATTAGCGTTGGCAGTTAGACGGCGAACACGCAACTGCCAGCCGGTTGTCGCTTTGGGTAAATCGATACGGTGGCTGCGCTCATAAAGCGTTGTCGTTTTGCCATCAACAGCAGATTTGAGCACCTCGCGATATGCGCCACCGTCCGTGGCCACATCGATAGCGTATTCAATTTTGTAGCCGTTCACATCGCCGTTATCTTTTTGCTGCTGCAATGCAGGCCAACCAAAACGCAAACGCACTGCAGATAACTGAGTATTGTTAACCGCACGCACCCACGGCGCCGAGCTCTTAAGTTCGGTACCGATGGTGATTTCATTCTCAACAGCGGGGACACCTTTGATATATTCCTGCGATTGGGTACCGGGGCGAAACTCCCAGCTTACCCCCTCGAAATTCGAGCTTCCGTCCTCATTAGTGAGCGGCGTTCCATCTAGGTAGATATTGGTACCATCAAGGCCACCAGCCCATTCCCCCTCACCCAGCGCGAGCAATATTTTGGCAATGGCCATCGACTGGATGCTATCGGGTGATTCAACAGGCGTATGCCCACCACCACCGCCACCTTTATGGCCTTTAATCTCGTTTATCATATTTCACCCATAAAAAACCCGCCGCAGCGGGTCATGTGAATTGATATATTTATTTTTGGTCTTCGGTATATATCCCAGCGGAAATAACTGCCCCGCCAATCTCTCGCTCACCATAACCGATGGCAACAGGATTCCCCTGAGCGGTACTGTTAACAGGACCACCAAATGCATAACTGGGTTTGTTGTCTGGATCTTGTCGCATTCGAATACCAGCCTGTTGGGGGGATAACATTTGGACTACACCGCCGAGCGCCATCGATGCACCCGCCATGCCTATACTCCACGCTGTAGTCGATGTAACTAATCCCAAACCTATAGGCCCCATTGCTAGAGCAGCGCCAATTAAAGCAACGCCTAAGATTGTTTGGAAAAGCCCACCACGTTTATTTCCCATAATTACAGGAAGTAAATGAATAGGCTCAGAACCTTTAGTCATTTCCAATTCATCTAAGCCAACATTGCGTTTACCAACAAATACTGCAAACGTCAGTCCACGCTGGTGAGCCTCCATTAAATATTTTTCGAAATTTGGAATTAAGTTTTTTGCGGCACTGACCATCTTAGGCACACTGCTGGCCCTATACGTAAATTCTTTTCCAAATTCATTGATTAGTAATCCATGGAATATTAATTTTCTTTCGGGGAGTGTTATGAATGACATTTTATCTCCATAAAAAAACCCGCGATTGCGGGTTTATTTGCAGCTTAAGGCTATCTGCCTTAAGTCATCTTTTTTATACAAGCCACGAAGATATAACTTAATGTTCGACTTGTTTTGTTCCACTTTTGATATATCAGCTACAGCTAAGAAACTGTCCGTGTATACAGTTTTTCCTTCTGGTGCTGGTTGAATATATACCTTCATCGGACCATCAAGAAGGTTCTGACTTTGCCATCCATATAGAATACATTCAGCCACAGCATCAGGCGATTTGCTCGAATTGAAAGAGGTATCCGGCTTTTCTGATCTAATGTCAGATAAGCTTTTACATCCAACCAAGCCCAATATAGCCAACACAACGATTGTTTTTTTCATATAAGTATCCCTTTAGTTAATGCTCAAAGGGTACCATAAGCTTTATTGGTTAATCAGGCTCATATGTCTGACTATCTTCACAGTTCGATCTTTCCAGTATCCACCATAAGGAACACGCTGACTCAACATGCCGTACATATGATGCAATAGCATCCCATCATCTAGCAGAATACCGGCATGATTCGCGACCGGCGCGGAGACCTGCATTATCACCATATCGCCCGATTGAGGTGGGCCACTAAACTCACGAAAACCGCATTCATACCAATTATCAAGATAGAGATTTTCACGGCCTGACTCCCACCATGGATAATCAACGCGGTAATCATTAAGCACAATGCCATGCGTTTGCCGGAAGTAGCTCATAACCAGCCCCCAGCAGTCGGTATGTCCCAGCACAAACGCACGACCCACCAGCGGCAATTCCCCACGCGGCATCACGGTGCGTAAGTCCCCTTCAGGATAACTCACGATATGCCACGGTATTGCCATTGCATCACACTGCGCCTTATCCAGCTCACTTGGCTGCGTGGTGGCATCGGGGTGACTATGCACAATCCCCGTTACGGTTCCCCATTCTTCTGCTGCAATATAATCCTCTGGAGATAAATGAAACTGCTCCGTGGGATTTTCCGCGATATTACGGCAGGGAAAGTAGCGCTCCACGCGTGATTTCTGCGCCACCACGCCACAGCATTCAGCCGGATAAACCTCTGCGGCATGGGCCACGATAGCCTGTATCGTTTTCTCTCTCATGCTATTGCCTTATCAGTGCTGCACCCGGAAAACCGCCAAACGGCACCGGATTATTTTCACCAAAGCGCTTTTGACAATCGCTGAGTAACCCACCGCATTTATCCTGACTCGGATCATCAACCGGCTGCCCATTCTCATCGAAGTAGCGCGTCCCCGCGTAATCACACCCTTTGCCCGTTCGGTACCAACCGCGTGAGCACCATGTACAGAGCGAGTGGATCTGGCGCGTCGGTATTTGCAGGCCACGTAAATCAGCGGGGCTCGCCAACTCAAACTCAACAGTTTCATCGTTTTCGAGTGACTTACGGTCGATATAGTAAACCTGCTTTTTTTCCTGCTCGGGATCGGCGGTAGGATTGCCTTCGGGGAAGTTCTTAGCATCGAGGTAGTGAACCATCGTGTCATGGATTGTCACTTTGGCCTGTGCCATATCATCAAAGCGCAGACATAACGCCGTGATAAGCCCGTCAATATTGGACACGCTCAGCGTCGGCTGTGCGGCCTGTCCATCCGTGGACATTTCCAGCCCCTCAACCTGCACCGCCCATGGGCCATACTCATTCCCCTGCCACCAGATAGATTTCGCGGGCAGCTTGTTTTCATCCCCACCGGCTGCGATAAGCTCCTTTTCTGAGTAGGGAAGCGTACAACTGTGAAACCGCAACACATCAGCACCAAAGGCCGAACCATCAACCTCAAACAGCCGGACTTTATCGCCCGGCTCTAATTTTTGAATATCTGCGTTAATCATGGATGAAATGCCTGTATGAAAGTAGCGGAAAGCGAGTAGTTCCCCCCACCCAGCGCGTTCGGCTTGTACTGCTCACAGCGGTAAAGCCCCAAGGGAGATAGCGGCGGTTTCCACTGGAAAGAGGTTCTACCGGCATGCCGATCGAGGAACGCCGCGATCGCTGCGATATAAGCCTCACTGCCCACAAAATTGAGATCCCAATTCTGGGCGCGAAAGTTAATTCCATCCCCCGCCACCTGCGCATACCCATCCCCGAACTGCGCTTTACGTATTCGGAAAGTTGCATCCGCTGCCGCGTTGGTGCGTGGACTCCACTGAAATGTTTCGATAGCCATCAGCGCCCCTTTATCGCTCGTTGAATAGTTCCACCTGGTCGCAGGTCCCGATCGCGCAATGTGCGGTATCGCTGATCGACATAACGACCAATATCGGCACCGAACTGCTCATAGCCCACAGAGGCTTGGGTCGCCGTATTTCCTGTGCCATCAATATGGATATGAACCTGTGGCGCGGCGCTCACAGTTTGCTGATTAGTTTCGACCGTACCGCGAACACCAAGAACACCATCAGCGCCACGCTTCAGCGGCATGATGGCTTCTTCCCCCGCTTCGCCCATAAGCCCCGCGCCTTTTGCGAAAGCAAACGTAGTGGGACGATCGACAATTTGCCCACTAAAGGCACTCAGCGACGGCGACGCATACACGCC